TCACCAGTTGCTTGAAGTTCTACACCCAAAGGGGTAAATGTTGATGCCATAAATTATCTCCTATGCAGCGTCACTATAACTTGTATTTGATCCAGTTGCAACATCCGAATATGTGTCGTTCGAACCCGTTGAAACATTACTATACGATGTATTAGAACCAGTGTCAACATCGCCATAAGCGAATATATCTACGGCTCCAATATTAAATGTTGCTGATAAACCGGTTAATCCAACCTGAATATCTACTAAAGATATTGATCCTACACTAGCACTAAATGATTGACCAGTTAATCCTAAACCCTCTTCTACAGTTAATGATCCAACAGAGGCCGTAGAGGACTGTCCTGTTGGTTGAGCTACAGCTCCTCCTAGTCCTACAATAGACCCTAAATTAAATTCTGCAGATACACCAGAAAGTAAAGCTGTATCGTTTGGCACTGTTACTGTTCCTAAACTTACAGTGGCTGACTGACCTGTTAAATCTGCTTCTTGTGAAGATGTACCAGTAGCAGTTCCTTGTGATACTGTTATTGATTGACCAGATGGTTGAACAGTATCGTTTGGTGCAACTGCCGTTCCTTGAGAAGCAGTGAAAGATACACCTGTAACACCAACTACCATGTCGGCTACTGTAGGTGCTCCTAAAACTGCAGTAATTGCACTTGAAGATAGACCTTGGTGAACATCATCTACAGTAACAGAGCCAATAGAAAAAGTTGCTGATACACCTTCTATTACTACAGGATTAAATGCTTCTCCTTGTGAAGCTGAAAAAGATTGACCAGCTAAAGTTAAAATTACATCGGGTACGTCAACTGAACCAACGCTAGATGTTATGGAAAGACCAGATGGTTGAGCAACGGCGTCCTTTAATTCACCCCATTCATCCTCACCCCAAGACTTTGCACCCCAACCAGTTTTTAAAGTTGTGTCTGCGTTCCAATACGCTTGGCCCCAGGTAAACCTGCCCCATCCTGAAGTTACCGACATGGTCGGCCTCCTATGCTAATCTGATGATTGCGTTACTTGCGTCTGCTGTTGGAAATTCTATTTTGAATGTTCCATTACTTGCTGTCTTGTCACCACCAAAAGCTATAATTGCTACAGCATCTGTTGTGCCTGAACCACCATTGGTTGTTGTATTGTATATCATTGCACCGTTTGCGGTGAAAGATGCAGATGAATAAGTTACATCTGAAAAATCTGTAAATGCAGTTGTTGAAGATAAAGATACACCTGAATTTGTAAGAGTTGCTCCACCTGCAGAATATGCAGATCCCGATGTATTTGATATTTCATTTGATGTTGAATAATCTGTAGTGGCTGCACCTAAAGATGCAGAACTAGTAAATAGTGCAATCTTAAAAGTGTGTCCACCTGAAGATTCAAAACTGTGTTTACCTTGTAAAAGCTCTTGTTTGAAGCTTGAACATATCGCTGATGTTATTGCCATAATTTATTCTCCTATTACTACGGTGTCGGCGAAGGAACTTGAATACGGACTGTGCCATCTGTGTAGTCGTCCCTTTTACGTCTACCGAGTTGCTCTGCAGCAAACTTCTGTACCTCTTGTTTATACTTATTTTCATATAGTGTCAACATATCCATTGGGCCTTTTAAGAAGCCATAAGCCTCTACTAAACATGCATATAATAACCCGTTTGGAAAGTTTAAACTAATATAATTAGTATCATTATTTTCTAAAAGATCTGGTGCTTTATCAAAATGAACTCTAAATCTATACGTGGTATTAGGAACTGGAGCAAATGCTATACGTCCAGATGTAGTGTCAGACTCTCCTGTAGCACCACCAAACATAGCGTAGTATTTAGGTTGACCTTGTGCTGCAGATGTTCCTGTTACATCTTGATATTCTTGTAAGTAGGTATAATCTTTTTTCTCTAACCATCTATTAGCTCCTGTAGTTTCAGATCCAGCTGTATCATAAACTTGTATACCTCTAATAAACACAGCTCCTGCAGGACAGTTTATAGATTCTTGTCCGGCAACTAAATTACCTAATTGTTGTTTTCTATTTGCATCTATAGGAACATCTCTGAATATTTTATATTGAGCATTTAAAATAATATTTTCTAATACAGCATCTGTTAAAACATTAGAGTCTGTTTCAGTGTAACTTTTGATTTGTGTTTTTAATCCTGATGCGCTTAATCCTGCCATTATGGTGTTAGTGTTACCGGACCAGCCGATACACTTCCTCCTCCTATGTTTGTACTTGCAGTTGCTGTTCCAGCAGCTGTAAATGTGTAATTATTAGCATCAACTTTAGTAATTGTAAATCCCGCAGATTTATTTAAATCTGCACTTGTTAATCCAAGAGAACCCTCTGCATTTCTAAATCTAATAGTATCACTTGTAGATCTGCCATGGTTTTCTTCAAATACAGTTACTGTTGTAGAGCTATTTGTAATTTTAAATGGATTTAAAGTTAAAACTCTAGCCACTTCAGGTTCTGTTCTATCGGGTCTTGCATTTAATAAACCTTGTGCATCTGCTGAATGTGATTTTGGTTCTAATTGTGGGTGTTTTTTTTCAAACTCAGATACATGAACTCTAGCTCCATTCCATTCAATAACCATTTCAGAATAAGGAAACTCTTGTCCTGATCTGTCTGATATAAATTTTGCAAATTTCCCTGAAGATAATGCCATTACGCCTCCGGATAATAAACTTTAGGACTAATGTAAGTGCTAGATGATGAACCGTCCTCTGATAAAGCTCTTTGTAATTCATCTTCGTATAATAATTTTAATTCTTGAACTCTTTGTGGTGCATTTTTAATAGCAAGATAATAAGCTAATCCTGCACACATACATGGAACAAAACGATAAGGCACGTCAGTTGCATTTGTATAATCACCTACATCTTGTATTCTTTTTACATAATAAAAATTTATAAATTTTCCTGCTTCACTAGATCCAGGTGTTAGATATAAAGTTATTGTAACTTTATCTATGAACCTTTGAACAAAGTATTGCGTTGGAACTCCTGTAGATGTTTTGTTTGATAAAGCTTGATATTGAGATCTATTTATTTTTGTAAGTGGTGTATCTACATTAGAGTTTCTAAAAGAAGCCTCTAATACATCATCAACACCATAAACAGCTGTTGCATCAGATGTACCATCATCTGTAGATCTAAACATTGTATAAACTGCTTGGTCTGCAACTAAAGTAATATTATTATTTGCAACTTCCCAATAGTGTAGACCTCTATTAGCCCATTCTTGAAAAAGGATATTAAGAGATCGTCTTGCAGATTTAAGCTGATAACCTGAAACGTTTTGTTGTCCGATACGCTCGTAAGCTTCTTCTATTATCTCATCAATAGAAAAATTCTTATCAAACGTTGCTGTACCCGAGGTAGTGTTAGCCATTTAACCTCCTACTTATCAATCAATAAAGTAGCTGCATCTATGTTTGTAATAGTAGAGACTTTCATTCCACCTGGAAATAAGATCCCATCTTCAGGAATGTTCATTGAAAAAACATCGCCATTAGGGACGTCAGCTTGAAACAAAGTCGCGCTATCTGTATTGTCTTGAAGAATTATAGTCCCAGCACCACCTGCATCAGACGCAAGGACAATTCCTCTTAATCTTGTTCTTCCTGCAAATACTGCTCCGGTAGCCGTAACTCTAACTGCTTTTACATCACCCTTCATATTTTTGTTCTCCTTAAAATTTAAGTATGGGCCCGAAGGCCCACACTAATTATTATTTATTAACTTACTGCTGCACTAAATGGTGTAGCTAAGTTTCCAGTTCCTCCAGATGTAACTTGAACGCCCCATCTGTTGGCACCGATTGCTTTGCAAGTTATGATTGATCCAGCTAGTCCTCCAGTTGTACTACCGTTTAAAGTAATAGTATCTGAAGCAGCTGCAGTCATAAAACCTTCAGCACTATCAGTTGTGTCTGTGTCAACCATTAACGCATTACCAGTCATCGTATCGCTAGCATTAGCAACTTGTAAAACAAAGTCACCTGTTTTAGTTGTTCCAATGTAGATCTCAAACGAAGCACCTAAATTGTTTGCTGAGTTTGGATCATTGCCTGGTCCTGCAACACCTGAATCAGATGATGAGTTAATCGCAGGTAAAGTCAAAGTAGCTGCACCAGCAACGTTGTGGTACAACATTCTACCAGCATGTGAATCAACAGTTAAAGAAGTTGCACCGGCTGCAATTGATACAGAGTTTCCAGTTCCAACACCTTGAAAACCATTGATTGATTTTACTGGTCCTTGAAATGTAGTTTTTGCCATATTATTATCCTCCTAGTTTTCCGAACATAGTCTCTAGGCCGTCGACTATACGCGTCTATGTTCTGATTTAATTGTATAGTAATAAAACTATATACTAGATTTTAATAGAGCGCAAGAGAGCCTACGATGTGAATTGAATTTATTCAACGATGTAGCTTTTTATTAAGTAGCTACAGAAACTTGAGGAGCAGCGTCTTCTATCTTATTTTCTGCATCAGCTTTTCTAGCTTCTGCTAGTTTAATATGGCTAATTACTTCTCTGACTTTTCTGTCAATCTTAACCATGTCGAGAGTATATCTACCCTCTTTAAGATGCTCCTGCTCCCATTGAAGATCTAGTCCCTTCTTCTGTGTGTAAAGGGTCTCCAGATGTTGCATTATCGCCTCCATTAATAACCTCCTCATAGGTTATTCTTTGTACTCTTGGGTCCATCATTTCTCCAAGATGTTCCCATTTTATATCACCTTTTCCCAATCTGTCAACTATTGCATTTTCTATATCTACCGGGCCATCTAGACAATTAATAATAAAGTCTGCGTGATATTGGTAAGCGTTAATTTGTACTCTGAAGTTTTTAGGGTGCATTTTCTCTTTCTATTTTTGAAATGAGGCGGGATTGTGTCCCGCCTCAAATTATTTATTAAGCACCTGGTGATGCGTAGATTCCTCTAGGATCAGATACGCCAAATACGTATCTTTCTCTAGCTTTGTATCTAACATTGCCAGTATCGAAGTCGCCTTCCATTTTTGTAGTTAATGGAGCTCTTTCCATATGCTTCATACCATTTGGTACGTCTGTAGTGATGTAGAACGCATCTGTGTCAGTTAAATAGTGGTTAACTGTGTATCCACCAGGAACCATTCCCATT